AAAAAAGCACGTGAGGGAGATGTATCAGCATATAAGGCTTTAATGGATAGTGGGTACGGTGCTCCAATTCAACAGATAGAGCAACAACAAACAAATATTGATTTAACTAATCTTACAACCGAAGAAATAAAAGAATTATTAAAAGAGGATGAATGATAAAAGGGAAGCAATTAAACATGAATTACTACTCGAATTGTGTCGTAGGGAGTTTTGGCGGTTTTGTTTATACTACGATGAGCCATTCTTTAAAAGCCGTTTATTTCTACGTGAAATTGCAAAAGCATTCCAAGAATTAGAGGAAAACAAAATACGATCACTGAGTGTTTCAATGCCACCACGTGCCGGTAAATCTTATATTACTTCATTATTTTGTGCATGGACATTAGGCCGCAACCCAAACGAATCAGTAATGCGAAACACATGCACGGCAACACTTTATTTAAAGTTTAGTTATGATGTACGCGCAATATTGAAAAGCGATAAATTCCAAAAGGTTTTTCCAACAATTAAAATTAGTGATGATAAAGCAAATTTGAACGGTTGGAACACAAATAAATCAAAACAGGTTGGATATTTTGGCGCCGGTGTTGGGGGTACTATAATTGGATTTGGTGCTTCAAATATAGCCGTTACCGATGACCTTTATACAGGATTAGAACAGGCACTCTCAGATACTCAAAATGATAGGATAATACAATGGAAAGAGGCCACACACGACTCACGTTTTGAAAGTGGATGTAAACGAATTGATATAGGAACCCGCTGGAGCCTAAACGACGTAATAGGAAGGCAAATGAATGAGGGTATTTATGATCGTTCAATAGTTATTCCAGCCCTTGTAAATAATGAATCGTTTTGTGAATCGGTAATGACTACCGAAGAATATTTAGAGAAAAAGAAACGAACAGAGCCGAGTATTTGGGCCGCTGAGTACATGCAGGAGCCAGTAGATATTAAAGGGCGTTTGTTTAATAACTTAAAAATAATTGATTTATATGCCTTTAATCAAATTAAACAGGATATTCAAGGCTGTATTGGATATGTTGACGTAGCAGATCAAGGCGCAGATTACACGGCAATGGCAATATTAGCCGTTACAAATACCGAAATGTATGTTGTTGACTACGTATTTAATAAATCAAACACGGATATAACACTTCCTTTAATAGCAAATAAACTTAAGGAATGGAATGTTTCGTATTGTAGAGTAGAATCCAATAGTATTGGGGCTATATTTTCACGGTATTTACAGAAAGAAACACGAACAAAAATACTTCCGGTTCATAATTCAACAAATAAAATGACTCGAATTATTATGCAATCCATTTGGATTCAACATAAATTAAACTTTGTAAATACAAACACATCTGAATGCGAACAATTTATTCAAAACGTAATGCATTTCAGTAAGGAAGGTAAAAATAAAAATGATGATGCACCAGATTGCCTCGCAGGTCTTTCAATCTTTGCTCAGTCAATGTTTAAACACATTGCTTAGAATTTAAACCCCGTTTTTATTAAAATTTAATCATTACATTTGCACAAACTTAAGTTAATGGCATTTGAATTTTTGACTTCATTCGTTGACAATTACTTTCAATTCGATCGATATTCCAACCTTACACGTAATATTTTACCGCCAGCATATCAAGTGTGGGGAAAACAAGAGGCTGTTTGGTTAGATACTGGCGATGCATGGAGATTGTTTGTTGATATACCTGAATTACGGGCCGTAATAAATAAAAGAGCCACAATGATGGCCACAAATGTTCCAATATTACACGATAAAAACGGTGATGTAGTTGAAAATCATTGGTTAAATGACTTAATCAAAAAGCCAAATGGGATTCAATCATGGTCCGATGTAGTATATTCAATGAGTGTTCAGGATGCTTTATATTCAAATGTAATTGCTTACTGTCCTTTACGTTCATTTGGAGTTAGAAACTTAATTATAACGCTTCCAAACAATAAAATACAAATCAATTTAAGCGGTAAAAAGCTTAAACAAATGGAAGTAAACGACTTAATAACTAATTTCAAGTTCACATACGACGACGGGACAACAGAAACAATTACTTTAGAGGATGCGGTTTATTTAACAACTGCGGACGGTATGAATATAGTGCGCCCAATATCTCGCATTGACTCTTTGAGATTGCCACTTTCAAACATAATGGCATCTTACAAAAAACGAAATGTTTTATTGGAGAATATCGGAGCGATAGGGATATTAAGCGCACAACAAAATGATATGGGTGGTGCAATACCAATGACACCAGAGGAACGCCAAAAGATTCAAAGAGATTGGTATAAACGTCAAAAGGATGAATTAATCATTACTGAATCAAATGTTAACTGGCAACCGATGAGTTACCCAACAAGGGACTTAATGTTATTTGAGGAATTAACAGAGGATAAACTCGCATTGATTGATGCTTATGGATTGAATTATAATTTGTTTAGTTCAACTTCCGGGGCTACATTCACAAACATGAGGGATTCAATTCGTATGGCATATACTGATACAATTATTCCTGAAACGCAACAAATGTACGATTCAATGATGGCTCAATGGGGATTAGATAAAGAAGGTTATCACCTCGAAGCTAACTTTGATCATTTGCCTGTATTACAAGAGGATGAAAATCAAAAAGCAACTGCGCAAAAAACAAAAGCTGAAACTATAAAAACAATAGTTGAATTAGGTGTTACAATGAATGAGGATGAAATTAGAAGTTTACTAAATTTATAATTATGCCAATACCTAAGCCAACAGAAAACGAAAACGAACAAGAATTTATAAGCCGTTGCATGAGTGATGAAACAATGGTAAATGAATACGATAATGCGCAAAGAATGGCAATCTGTTCCGTAGCGTGGAATGAAAAAAATGTAAAGACAATGAGTAAATATGAATTAAAGGCAGCTCAAGAAATTAAGGATCTTGATTCTTCAAAAAGGGAAGTTGCTGTTTATTTAGCAAAGTTTGGAAACGTTGATTCAGATAATGATGTTATTCAAAAGGGTGCATTTAAAAAGAGTTTACAGGAACGCGGAGTTAGTTCGCAAAGCAATAGAAAAATTGCATTCCTTAGGCACCACGATTGGGAACATCAAATCGGAACATTCGTAAAGTTACAAGAGGATGATAATGGTCTTTTTGCCGTTGGTCGTTTAGGTACATCAACAAAAGGTGAGGATGCTTGGCGTGATTATCAGGACGGTATTATTCGCGAACATTCAATCGGATTTCAAAGAATAAGCGACAAAACAAAATTCGTTAAAGACACTTCAAACCCTGCAGGTGGATTTACATTACTTCAGGAGGTTAAACTTTGGGAAGGTTCCGCAGTAACATTTGGAGCAAACGAATTGACTAATGTAGTCGAAATAATGAAAAGCGAAAACAAAAAGAATTACATAGATAAAATTTCAAACGACTTACAAACCGTAATCAGTGCTTTAATAAATGGTAAGGGCTCAGATGAACGTTTGTATGAATTAGAAATGAAAGCCAAATTCCTATCTAATCAACTGACAATACTCGCACAAACAGAACCGCAAACGCATTCTGTTAAATTGTTTGAGCCAGAGCCGGAAGAATTTAGTTGGAAAGCGGTCTTCGAAACGCTTGAAACAAAGCAAACATTTGCAGATTACCCAACACAAGCCAAAGAGAATGCACGTAAAGGATTAGAGTTGAATGAGGCGGTAGGTAATAAATGCGCAACAGCGGTCGGAAAAACACGAGCTAATCAAATTTCAAAAGGTGAGGGTTTAAGCCTTGACACGTTAAAACGTACTTATTCCTATTTAAGCCGTGCGGAGGTTTATTATGATGCAAACGATACGGAAGCATGTGGAACAATATCTTATTTATTGTGGGGCGGTAAAGCCATGTTAAGCTATTGCGAAAGCAAATTAAAAGAGTTAAACGAGTTATAAATTTAAAAAAACAAAATGGAAAACAATTTGACACCTGAGCAAGTGGTTGAAAAAATCAACGGTTTGTTCTCTGAAAAAATGGCTACAGTTCCAACAAAGGATGAAGTAGCGCAATTAAAAAGCGAATTAGATAACTTCAAATCAATCGAAGTTAAAAACTCTGAAATGGAAAAAGCTATCGCGAAAATGGAAGGACGTTTAGAGGCTATGTCTGAAAAGGCAGTTGATGCTCCAAAATCTAAGGCTCCAAAAACATTGAACGAGGCATTAGTAAAAACTTATTCAGATAACTTGGATAAGATTAAAGATTCAATCGAAAAAGGTCAAAGAATTAACTTAGACGTTAAAACTGATACTACAATCGATGGAGATTATAGTGGTAACGTTGCGTTGTCAGTTCTTGAGCCAGGAGTAAATAGAATTTCACGTCCAATTAGAAGAATGAGAGAAATCTCTAATGTAGGTTCAACTACTTCAAAATTCGTTACTTATATCCAACAAACGCAAAATGTTGCACCGGGTGCTGAGGAATCACTTTGGGTTGCTGAGGCTGGTCCTAAATTTAACGGTGAGGTTAAGTACGAAGAAGTATCTGAGGAAGTTAAAAAACTTGCTGCTTACATCAAAGTTTCAAAAGAAATGTTGGCAGATTTAGCGTTTGTACGTTCTGAAATCAATACTGAGTTAATGGAAGCAATCGAGCAAAATATCGATTATTCATTAGTAAACGGTGCTGGTGGTAATGACTTGAATGGATTGTTGACTTATGCGCCTGCGTTTTCAGCGCCTTCATTTACTGGAACTGTTCCAAGTGCAAATATTTCAGATTTAATTAGAATTGCTAAGGCTCAAATCGAGGCTGCTAATTTTGTACCTACACACGTAGTATTAAATCCGGAGGATGTTGCTAAAATCGAATTGACTAAAGATGCAAGTGGTGCATATACTTACCCTGCATTTTGGGATGCAAACATGAGAGTTGCTGGTTTGATAGTTGTTTCTTCAAACAATATCGCTGCTGGTACTATGATTGTTGGTGATTTCACTAAATTCAATATCAAATTCCGTGAGGATATGAACATGAGTGTTGGTTATGAGAATGACGATTTTACTCGTAACATGATCACAATTCTTTGTGAGGCTCGTTTAGTATCTTACGTAAAAGGAAATGATGTAAATGCATTTGTTCAATCTGATATTGCAACTGATATTGCTACAATTACAGCTCCTTAATTAAATTTAATCTAATATGGAAAAGAAACCACGTAAAAAAAAGGTAGCCAATGTTGAATTGGAAAATAAAATAGAAACAGCGGAAGTTCAAAATGAGGTTACAATTGAACAAGTATCTTTGGAAGCAAACAAAGAATACACGTTTGTAAGTAATGGAAAATTCCACACGCTACCAAAAGGAACAGTTTGGAAAATGCTTGGTTCAAAAGCTGAAATATTAATTAACAAAGGTTACGGAAAACTTAAATAAAAATGATAGTTTCAATATCTGACTTTACGGGCAAATATCAATTATCTACGGGAATGTACGATCAAGCTAAATTGCAGGATTACATCAATAGATACGAGCCACGTTATTTAAAAGAATTATTTGGAATAGACTTATACAATGAGTTTAATTCAGACTTATTAAACAACGTGCCACAAAGTCCGAATTTCTTAGTCGTTTTTAACCCACTTTCAGAGGATTTGGGATACTCTTTTTATCATTTTAATGGTTTATATGAGGGTGTTAATCAAATTGACTCAGAGGGGATAAAAGAGATGTTGAAAGGATTTATTTATTTTGAGTATGCTAAAGACCTTGTTAATGTAATGACTCCATTCGGCAATGTTAAACAAGCCGCTGAAAATAGCGAAGTTGCAAATACTTTATTTAGTATGATGTACACCCGTTACAATGAAGCAATCCGTTCTTATTCTTCCATTAGGAATTATATTAAATTTACTAAAACACCACCACTTGGTCAAATAGTGAATTTTACTTTGATAAATGGTGGATTAGGATATGTAACAACAAACGGATTACAGATTGTAAATGGAAACGGAACTGGAGCAACTTGTAATATTATAGCCAACTCAATTGGGGGAATTAATTTATTTACAATAACAAGTTTTGGAACAGGATATACCGATGGAACGTATACAATAACAACGGGTTCTGGATTAAATGCAGAGGTTACAATTACCACAAATTCAGGCGTAGTTAATACAGTTACCATTGAAAATCCGGGGCAAGGTTATGTTTTTGGAGATATAATTACAATTCCAGGAGGAAATGATGATGCTTTTTTTACTGTTAATAACGTTACAGTTGGCTCAGTAACTGAAATTATTATTGATAATCCTGGTAAAAACTTCCAAATTGGTGATTATGTTAATGTTATTGATGGTTTGAATAACAGTTGCACATTTCAAATTGATTACGTAGGGATAGGCGATTACAAAAAGTTTAGAGGGGTACCTAAATCAACAGCTTACTGGATATGACAAAGGATGTTTCACAATCTATTGAAGAATTAGTTGGGCAAATAAATTCAACGATAAATGGCGTTTATGATGCTATTAATTTGCGAACCGATGTATGTGATACAAAATGGTCGCGAGTTGGTAAGTACATAACCGATCCAATAAATGGGCCTTTACTAATTACTGAGATTGATTACGACACATATTTAGTTGCTGGTAATGCAAATGGAACTTTAATACTTCCAACTCCTTATTTCGTGCCGGGCACAAAGATTGCCGCCAATATGGAATGGACTAAGGTTTCAAATGATTTAACTACAAAAACCCCTTTAATCTGGTTACTGCATGATGTGAGATACCGTAAATACGGGCGTGAAAGTGTTTACGATTGGGAAAGTGATTTGAGAATATTCTTTTTAGATGAAACGGATATCGTAAATTATTACACAAAAGACCACATCGATAATGTAGTGGTACCAATGAGCAAACTTGCTGATGAATTTATTAGAGTAATAAACACCAATAGAAATTATAAAACTTTGGAGGATTACGAAATAATAAACTTTACGAGGTTCGGAACTG